TTAGAGTTTCATATTGGATGCGCTTATGGCGTTACCGAGTTCTGTGAGACTTTCCACGAAGGCTGCGTATTTGCATATGTCAGTCATCTTAGATTTTCTTTTGCTATTTCCGAGAATGCTATAGATATAATCTCTTGACTGGTCGATTATATATGTTGGCGTTGTGTCGTGCTCGTTGTTGAATAACATGGATTTGAAGTTCTGAAAAAAAGAATAAATTTCATAATCTATAGAATTGTCATTCCGCTGCATGTATTCGAGAAGCATATCGATATAGCGCAAAGCTGAGTGTACGTACAGGATAGAGTTTTCGTTTATGTACAGTACGGTTTCCGGCACAAAGAAAGATGGATGTGCGAAACCTTTTATGCTGTGCAGGGCTTCCATTTTCTGGGTGGCTGACTGGTTGAACGAGTAACGGTTTTTGTATTGTTCAATGATAGAGAGCGTGTCCGCTGAATTATTTTTTGCTATTACGCGCCGTCTCTCGTTGATGTACAGTTTTAACTCCAATAGAAGAAAATATATATCCGGGGATGAAAAACGCTGCGAGTTTTTGATATACGGAAATGAACCTGTCATTCTTCTGAAAAATGAGTCTGCTGTGGCATAATTGTTTATTATGCTGATGGCTGCATCTACATTGAAATTCTGGACAAATTCCCTGGTTGCGGGCTGATACACTGTCTCGTTGTCAATGCGGGATACATAGGAACTAAGAAAGATTATCTTCTCTTCTGCGGTGAGTTCGTATCCGTTGAGGTTACAATAATTGATGGCGGAACAGGGGGCATCGGTTTGTGTTTCGGCATTGTTTAAGTCTGTCATAGTGATCTCCTTTGTTTTTGTATGGATAAAAATGTAGCACTTTAACGCGATAAGTGGTAGGATATTTATGGATACAAAATTGTACAATATGTATAATTTTATAATGTATGAATAGCTAGAAGAATCAAGGGTTTATGCTGTGTACGACAATTGTGAGAGAGCCTTTAGGGGCAATTTAGGGGCAAAAAAATAAAAGATGACCATTCAGTGTGAAAACTGAGTGGTCATTTTTTTTAGTTGATAATTGATATTGTGTCGACAGCCGCATTGTCTTTTTGCTTCATTTTTTTAGTGATATGAATGTAAATAGCTTTTGTTATTTTGTCGTCATGGTGGCCTAGACGACGTGATATCTGTTCTGCTGACATAGTTTCTGCCAGAATGGAAGCGTGTGTGTGCCGCAGCTTGTGCGGAGTTATCTCTCTGCCAAGAACTTCAGAGGCGGCTGTTTTCAAGTGTAGGTTATAGGTTCCATAGGATAAATAGCCGCCTGTCTTCAAGTGCGGCATAAAAAGTGTGCTTTTAATTCCATTTTCAAACATTGTTTCTTTTCGCCAAAGTCTGAGTTTTTTTATAAGTAAGAGAAGCTCAGGCTGTATATGAAGATTTCTGATTGAATAACTTGTTTTGGCTGACGTTGCGTATTTGGTTGCAGGGTAGTAAGTCTTGGTAACACGAATAGTTTTAGATGTAATATCCACATCTGAATCTTCAAGTGCCACAAGCTCCCCAATCCTCATGCCTGTAAGAATCAGAAAATAGGATATGTAGTAGTCCTGCCAGTGATTATTGTCTATAAAGTAATTAAGTAATTTTGTTATTTCATCATGTTCCAGATATTCATTGCTGATGTCATATACCTCTGGTATTCCGTCGGAGCTCTCTTCACTGATATAGTCGAGTTTTAATAGTATATCATGATTTGAGTGATAGTCGTTTTTCACCCCCCATTTTAGAGCGAATTTCAGATATTTTATATATCCGTTTATTGTACTGATTTTTTTACCGGTAGCAAGAAGTTGATCATATATATAGCGGGGAGAAAGTTTGTCAACGAGTACATCATTACCAATTGTGCTTACACAACGATATATATATGATTTCTCAGTTACAATTGTACTTTCTTTCCTCTTGCACTGCCGTAATGATGCTATATAAGCATCAGCCAGCTCCCCTAGCGTTGTATCAGATCGGACAGGAGAGGAAGTCTCGGCTTTCTCAATCTTCCCGGCAAGGATCCTTGCCGCCTTGTTTCTGTTCTGAGGTGATGCCTTAGGCATCGTCACAGTGACCTTCTTCACCTTCTCTGTGAGCGGATCTGTGTACCTCTCACAATACTTGACTGTTCCATTTTTTTGTATTTCTGACCACATAAAATCACCATCCTATCTAAAAATAGGCATAAAAAATAAGCCTACTAAAATGAGAAGGCTTATGATATAATGTAGCTTGATCAGAGCGTTATTCATAAGCCTTTGGTTTGTGGGTAACTTCCCTCAGGTGTTGGTAGCACCTGAGGGATTTTTTATTTTGAACTATTTCCAAACTGGAATAGGTTCATACAACGTAAAAGACCCCGGGCCCGAAGAACACCGGAGTACGTTCACAACGAACATATCACGATGTATCTTCTAAAGTCAATATTGAATTGGTTAGTTGTTGCAAAAAATGCAATAACCAAGTGGTTGTTTCCAAAATGGAAATAGTTCACCACATAACGTAAAAGACCCCGCATTTCTGCGAGGTCTAAAATGTTAAGAAAAATAACTACATAAAATTCGTGCCCTATAGGCGGCTTAATATAGTTATTATAATCAAAATCTATCTCGCATTCAACTATAAAAAATATCATTAGCATACGGTTTATAGTTTTTTTACCTTATTATTTTTCTATCTCCTCGACCTTGTTTGGTGTTTTCAATTTAGGTGTGCGTATTCCATCTATGTGTTCAAATAAATCTTCTTTTATCGGTGCACCCATTGGATCCAGTATAAAGTCTATGCCTTCTCTTCGAGCCTGTTTGGCGGCGGGCACAAAATCACTATCACCAGAAATGAGAACAATTTGATTTACTTGGTTTTTAAAAGCAAGAGACGATATATCCACACCAATTCTCATATCAACCCCTTTTTGCTCTATATTAAGAACAAGATCTTGCTGACTTATATCCTCAACTTCCAATTTGCCTTGAAGAAGTTTTTTGGTAGTCTCAGTGTTAAGATGATAGTTGAGTTGTGTATCGGATAAGCGACCTAATCTGAGGGCAAATTTTCTATGATGTTTTAATTCATTTAGAAAATCAGTCATCCAGATATATTCGCTTGATTTTTTCAAATTTTCACTCTTATTAGTCAAGGGGTTATATATATTCTTCTCTGCAGGTGGACAATCATAATAGAATATGCGGTACAAATATCTATTTTCATATTTATCACGAAGATGTTTATAGCAATATTCGTTCAATTCGTCCGCTCTTTCTGATGGTGATTTGTCACCATATAGATAGCGGGCTCTTTTTCTATAAAACCCTCCATCAACTAGGATAGCGGTAGTTATTTGATGTTTTTGATCTGGTAATAAGTTATTCGTTTTTCCCATAAAATCCTCCTCTTAGGTATAAAAAAAGCCCAGGGCGTTGTCACATCCCTTATAGTGGGAGGACGTTGCCAAGGGCAAAATTAACTTATAAATATTGTATATTTATATTATATGCCCTTTAATCAAAAGTCAATACTAAAAGTTCAGAAAATTAAACATTTTTTTGTATATAATGAACAAAATGTTTAAAATTTGAGGCTTGTTTTCACAGCCTTGATAATGCGTTTTTACCAATTTACAATTCAGTTAGCCCATGCGCATAAGCCTCAATAACATCGGCAGAGCCTTTGCTGAAGTCGTCCCTAGTGATTAACAATCTTCGTAGCCACTAATTTTATCTAGCATTTTTTTTGCAAGATCAATATCTTCATCGGAGACTCTCATAGAGGCGTCAAACAATTTCTTATGGTTCGGATTGTTATATAGAAATTCACCTAGTTCTTGAACATAGTTGTAAAGCAATTCACCATATTTATATTGGTAGACAAGATCTGTGTCGTCGTCATCTATAGTGTCATGCCATCCCATCAAATCTGATGGTGATGTTCTCAATGCCTTGGCAAAAAGATCTATTTTAGTCTGTGAAAGGTCGACCTGTCCTTTTTCTATTTTTGCAATTGAAGAGCGACTAGTGTATCCAGTTAATTTTGCGAGCTCTTCTTGAGATATACCTAATTGTTCTCTTTTTTTCTTGATGTTCTTATATAGTTCTAGCATTTCATCACCACCTTGATGTCATTATAAAATAAGTGTGAAAAAAAATCAACAAAAATGTGAAAAGATGTTGACAGAAATTCACATGGGTGATATAGTGAATTTAGTTCAACAGAAAGGAGAATAACATGCAGGCGATTTTATTAAAACAGGTGATAAAAGACAAAGGAATGACTATTACGTCAGTAGCAAAGAAGATTGGAATAACAAGAGAAACCTTATATAATAGGCTTGATAACGGAGACTTCAAAGCGTCTGAAATAGTAGCTATAACAAATGTATTATCACTTACAAAAAAGGAAAGAGATGATATTTTTTTTGCTTAATAGAGTGAATATAATTCAACATGGGCAATTAAAATGGATAGAAAGGAGAGACATAGTTGATAACCAAAGAAAAAGCAGAGCAGATAATCGCTCTTGCGGAAGGTATGACACATGCAGAGTGGAGCAGAATCAACCATATCGTTGTGACTGGTTTTGAGACACAAGAAGCCAAGTTGACCTTTGAGCCACCAAAGGAACTTGACCTCCTGCTTAAACAGAATTTTATTCCTTGACAATCTGAATAAATGCTGGATTTATTCGATAGTCTTTGCCCTGGTACTGGATATGAATGTAATCGTACTCAAAGCATTTTGCATATCGTGAACCATTTTCATATTTCAAGTTCTCTTTGAAATATGTAACAGGATCCTGACAATCTGCAACGGTAGCAGTTTCGGTTATATCTACCCATTCGCCAAGTAAGCAAGCATAAATTCGCATAGTTTCACCTTCTTTCGTATGGATTGATGCTAAAAGCACCTACGGAAATTATAGGGTGAAATGATGGAGACGACAAGGAGAAAGGAGGGAAGAAATGCTCAAGAAGATATACACAGAGCTTGTACAGATAAGAAAAGAGCTCCAGACAATCAGAAAGCTACTGGAGCCAAAGCCGAATCCTGTTGTCGTAATTCAGAAAGAGTATGGAGAGGAACCAAAGAAAAGATGTTGACCACGATCATTGGCATAGCCATTGGAACATTTGTCGGAAGGTTGATTTTCGACATTTGGAAATCAAGAAGGAAAGGAGATGGGAACGATGAAGGCAAAGAAACTTAAGAAAGAAGTGGACAAGACAATAAAGTACCTGTGCAAGAAGGTTAGAGACGATAACTATATGTGTGACTACAAGGATTCCATGGCACGGACTCTTGACTCCATGATGAAAACAAGAGCCCGGCTTGGTAAGTCAAAAAAGACTAAGTAAGAGATTATCTAAGCTTTACGTTTACATTACAAGCTTTAATAGCTCTTTTAGATATGTTGTCATACAAAGCTACGATCTCTTCAATGGTCTTGTCTGATAAGTCCTGGTTCTGAAGGTAAAGCAGTGTCAGTGCATCAGCCTTAGTAGCAGGAAATGTCTTGAAAGTTTCCATAGTTGCGCTCCTTTCTATGTATTTGGTTATAAACATATGTTCATACCAGTATATATACTGTATCTAAATACAAGGAGGTAGTCAAGTGGATAAAAGTGAAATATTACAGGCCGTTGAGAGAGAAAGAATCAGACAGGGCATGTCAAAGCGTAAATTGGCTGAAAAGGCAGGATTTACCGACAGGAGCTTGTATATGTGGGAATCAGATAAAAGAGGAATGACATTGACCAATGCCGACAGCTTACTAAAAGCGGTTGGGCTGAGGCTGGTCATAGAGAAAGGAGAGTGAGAGTGATGAGCAGAGCGGTCAAAGACATACAGGTAATAGGTGTCAGGGAGATTGGCCGGTTGCCGTACATAAGCAAGGCGAAAATGATGAAGATATTTGAGATGTCATTATCTACAGCAACCAGACGTATAGCAGATCTTGACAGATATGTCCAGTCTGGCAGATATGGACCATACACCATACTGGATGGTGCCGGAGTAACAAGGGTCAATGTGCTTGCCTTGGTGGATTATCTGAAGTACAAGAAACAGCTTGACGCTGGCAGACGAGTGCCGCCGTTCGACATAAATAAGGTAGCAAAAGAAGCCGTCATAAACTGGGATGAATTAGATCCCTGACAATAAAAAAGCACCTTTGGAATAGCAGTTCCGCCGGTGCATAGAAAAATACTCAAGAAAATCATAGCAGAAAAGGGGAAGAAAAGCAATGAAGAGGAAGAACATGGATACAAAGGCTGTCAAGATGGTGAGCCTTGTAATAATGACTATTTTATTTTTGCTGTTGGCCTACAACATCTTATTCAACGCAGAAGTGCTGCTTGCACTGCCGGCGGTAGGATTGGTGGCGTACTTGCTTGGAACCGTGTTCACGGAGCTGGGACTTTATGGCGTGCTTGAACTTATGAACAGCATTGAAGATGCCAGAGAGGAATAGAACATGGTTGAGATGAAAGTGCTCGGAAGTCATGAAGAGTGGCTTAGGGCAAGAACCAAGATAGGCGGTTCTGATGCCTCGGCCATCTTTGGGATGAGCCCATACAAGACAAACGTGGAACTGTTTAAAGAGAAAGCATACGGCATAGAGCCGGAGGACATATCAGATAAGCCTTATGTCAAGTATGGAACAGAGGCAGAAAAGCATCTGAGGGAGTTATTCAAGTTGGATTATCCACAGTATCAAGTTGGATATGTGGAAAACAACATGTTCACGAATGATAAGTACCCATGGGCGCATGCAAGCCTTGACGGATGGCTTATGGACCAGGATGGACGCAATGGTGTGCTTGAGATCAAGACCACAGAGATCCTGCAGTCAAGTCAGAAGAAAAAATGGGATAACAGAGTGCCAGATAACTATTACATACAGGTGCTTCATTACTTGATGGTGACAGAGTTTGAATATGCGGTACTCAAGGCACAGCTCAAGTTTGAAATTGATGGAGAGGTATATTTGCAGACCAAACACTATCCGATAGAGCGGTCGGAGGTAGAGGATGACATCCAGTATCTTATTGATGCTGAGAGAGAGTTCTGGGAGAGCGTACAGGTGAAGAAAGAGCCGCCGCTGATACTCCCGGAGATATGAAAGGAAATGGCAATGTATTACAACGAATGTCCACAGTGTGGCGCTTACTTAGACCCGGGCGAACACTGTGACTGCGAGGAAGAGAGACAGCGACAGACAGCACGCATTATGGCAATGGTGCGAGAGAACAAGGAGAGTCACCAGATGGAGCTGGTGCTGAATTAGGAGGTTAAAAATGGAATTAAGAGTTAATGAGGTAGCGATACCAGAGAAGATTGATTTTAACTATGAGGAGCTCAAGGCTGAGCTTACATCTAAGGTCTCATTTTATGAGACGCTTGTCTACACAGATGACCAGATCAAGGACGCAAAGGCAGACAAGGCCAATCTGAACAAGCTGAAGAGAGCCCTCAATGATGAGCGCATCAGAAGAGAGAAAGAATACATGCAGCCGTTTAATGTGTTTAAGGCTCAGATCAACGAGATTATAGGCATTATAGACAAGCCTATAGCGGTGATAGATGAACAGGTCAAGGCATTTGACGAGAAACGCAAGATCGAGAAGCAGAAAGCCATTGAAGAGTTGTTTGCGACTATCGGCTTCCAGAACTTCGTAACGCTTGAGAAGATACAGGATCCTAAGTGGTTGAATGCTTCGGTATCAATGAAGAGTATCGAAGATCAGATGAGGTCAAAGATGTATGAGATCGGCAACGGAGTGCTTACACTCAGCCAGCTCCCGGAGTTTGGATTTGAGGCTACAGAGGTATTCAAGGAGACATTAGACATCAACAAGGCCATCTCAGAGGCTAAGAGGATGTCAGAGATTGCCAAGGCAAAGGCAGAAGCTGAGGCAAGGAGAAAGGCTGAGGAAGAGTCACGAAAAGCAGCAGAAGAGGCAAGACGAAAGGCTGAGGAAGAGCGCAAGGCACAGGAAAAGGTTGCCGAGGAGCAGAGAGCCGCAATGGCAAAGGCTATGACACCACCTGAGGATGCACAGCCAGCACCAGTAGAGGAATCACAGCCGGAACCACAGAAGATGGTAGTCAAGTTTGAGGTTGAACTTACAACGGATGATGCAGCAGCCTTGAGAGAGTTCTTCCAGAGCAGAAATATAACATTTAGAGCGATTAAGTAGGAGGTATACAAGATGATTAAAGTAGAAATAGACTCAGTATCAATGAGAGGGAATACTCCGGTGCTAGTAATGGAGTTAGCACTTGCAATGAAGAGTTTAAGGGAGTCACTTGCTAAAAGATATGGAGAGGTTGCTACAGAAGAGTTGATAAGTAGAGCCATGGAAGCGTCCAAAGCTGAGGGAGACATTAACGAGATTATGAGTGACCTCATAGATGATGTCTTATTTAAGATATTGCCAAAAGCCAATATAAACAAGGACAACATAAGGGAAATGCCACAGGCTCTGAAAGAGGTACTGCGCAAGATGTTAGAAGATATGATTATGCATTAGGAGGATCAAGATGATTGTATTAAATAAAGGTTCAGTACAGTTGGAAGGGTCAACAATAATGTTGATCGCTGAAATGATAACAGCCATAAGCGGAGTGCGATCTATCGTTGAAGAAGATTTTGGAACAGATGTGGCAAATCAGTTTATAGACAAGGCTGTAGAGATTGTAAAGCAGAATAACAGCGAGATTGATATTTTAGAATTGGCAACCGAGTTAGCGGAGGTAAGAGAAAATGGCAGTAAATAACAGTTTAGTAGCAAAAAGTAAAGCACAGCAGAATCTGGGAATTACAGAGTATCTTACAAAAGATGCAATCAAGAACCAGATCAACAAGGTGGTTGGTGGCAAGAATGGACAGAGGTTCATATCTGCTATCGTATCAGCATATAACACCAACCCTACACTTCAGGAGTGCACGAATCAGTCGATTCTTTCAGCTGCACTTCTCGGTGAGAGTTTACAGCTTTCACCATCTCCACAGCTCGGACATTATTACATGGTCCCATTCAACAATACAAAGACTGGTGTCAAGGAAGCTCAGTTCCAGATGGGATATAAGGGATATATTCAGCTTGCGATCCGTTCCGGTCAGTATAAGAGACTGAATGTTGTCGCTATCAAGGAGGGAGAGCTTGAGTATTTCGATCCACTCAACGAGGACATCAAGGTTAATCTCATGGTAGATGATTGGGATAAGAGAGAAGAGGCTGAGACAATCGGCTACTATGCAATGTTTGAGCTTGTTAATGGATTCAGGAAGACAATGTATTGGAGTAAGGCTCAGATGCTTGCTCATGCGGACAAGTATTCACAGGCATTTTATAAGGACGCTGGAAAGGTCAAGACAAAGTACGGAGAGAAGCAGAGAGTATCATTTGCTGACTATGAAGCCGGTAACTATGATCCTCGTGATTCTTGGATGTATTCATCGTTCTGGTATAAGAACTTTGATGGCATGGCATATAAGACAATGCTCCGTCAGCTGATCAGCAAGTGGGGAGTAATGAGCATAGAACTTCAGAAAGCATTTGAGGGTGACATGGCAACCTTGGACGCTGAGGGACGTCCTACATATGTTGAGAATGACAATGATGAGTATGTGGAAGCCACAGCAACAGAGGTGAATGAGCCAGAGAATGCTCAGCCAGAGCCACAGGATGCTCAGAATACACAGAACAGTGTTCAGAATCCACAGCCGACACCGGCAGAAAATCCACAGCCAGAGATGAACGCTGCCGAGGCGGCACTATTCGGAAGTTTCAAGTAGTTACATTGACATTACATTTAATACATCACAACACGCAGCGTAATGTCTTAGCATATATCCCTGTTGCTCTTATTTGAGGGTGACAGGGGGAAAGGAGCATTGATGGCTTGGAACAGGTCAAGAGCCAAGTACGGCAACAGGAAGGTTGTTGTAGACGGCATCACATTTGACAGCAAGAAAGAAGCTCAGAGATATACAGAACTGAAGCTTCTGGAGAAAGCTGGCAAGATAACCGGTTTACAGCTCCAGCGTGAATTTGAACTGATACCAGCTCAGAGAGAAAAGACAGACCAGATATACACAAAGGGACCTAATAAAGGCAAATTCAAGCCAGGAAAGGTTATAGAACAGAAGTGTTCATATAAGGCTGACTTTGTGTACTGGGAACTGGAAAACAACAGCATGGTTGTGGAAGATACAAAGGGCATGAGAACAAAGGAATACATCATAAAGCGCAAGTTGATGCTTTATAAGTATGGAATAAGGATCAAGGAGGTGTGAGCCACATGGGAAATAAAGGGAGCTTTGTCTTTTATACCGAATATAGAGAGCATTTGTCGATGCTGCCACCGGAGCAGGTCGGCGAGTTAATGTTTGCTCTGATGGACTACCAGGAGACAGGCGAAGTTCCGGATCTTCCAAAAGGTAGTGCACTTGCCATGTGTTTTTCTTTTATCAAGGCACGCATGGACAAGGACAACTCCAAGTATGAGGAAAAATGTGAGCGCAACAGATCAAATGGCAAGAAGGGCGGCAGACCTACAAAGGAAACGGATAATTCTGAAACCGAGGAAAACCCAAATAAACCGAATGGTTTTACTGAAAACCGAACGGTTATTTCTGAAACCGAGGAAAACCAAACCGAACCCAGAAAAGCCGATAATGATAATGAATATGATAATGATAGTGATAATGAGGAGTATATACATACTCCTACTAAGGCACGTGCATGCGCACATGCGGAGGTGGAGAAACCACGCAAGAAGTCTGAACCGGTCAAGTATAGCGATGATCCGGAGCTTAATGATGCCATTGCAGAGTTCGTCAAGTTCCGGAAAGGTATCAAGAAGCCTATGAGTGACAGGGCCATAACGCTGATGATGAACAAGCTGGAGTCGTTATCTCACGATAAGCATGAACAGGTACAGATTCTCAATCAGTCGATAATGCAGGGATGGACAGGCCTATATGTGCTTAAGGATGACGGCAAGAGCCGAGGACAGCCACGAAACGTGAATCCAAACGGATTTGCAAACTTCAAACAGACAGATCATTCTGAGCAGCTTGGACAGCTTGAGAAGATGCTGGCTGATGAGCTGAATAAATAACACACGAAAGGAGCCGAACCTCCGGCCGGGGTAATGCTATAGCGGGTTCCTGAGAAGTGAATGACATACAGAGAGTTTTTAGAGAGCAAGATAGAGCTTGCTACTGACAGCGGCTTTGAGGTCGATAAGAGCCGCATCAATAAAGCCCTAAAGCCACATCAGAGTGATGCGGTAGCATGGGCGCTGAAGGGTGGACGTAGAGCCTTGTTTGAGTCGTTCGGACTTGGCAAGACTGCACAGGAAATTGAATTCTGCCACCTTGCAGCAGAACATACCGGCGGTAGAGCGTTGATTGTATTACCGCTTGGAGTTAAGCAGGAGTTTACAAGGGATGCTGTGGAGCTCCTGGGCTATGAGAAGCCAGAATATTGCCGAACCATGGAAGAGGTTGAGGCAAGCACAAGTCAGATCGTTCTGACGAACTATGAGAGAGTGAGAGACGGAGATATAGATCCATCGTATTTTGCGGCAACCTCACTTGACGAAGCCTCCGTGCTTAGATCATTTGGATCTAAGACATACCAGACGTTCCTTGACAAGTTCAAAAATGTACCTTACAAGCTCGTAGCGACCGCTACACCATCACCGAACAAGTACAAGGAGCTTATACACTATGCTGGATATCTTGAAGTCATGGACACAGGACAGGCACTTACAAGGTTCTTTCAAAGGGATTCAACCAAGGCGAACAACCTGACACTGTACCCGAACATGGAGGATGAGTTCTGGTTGTGGGTAAGTAGCTGGGCGCTGTTCATCACAAAACCTTCAGACATCAACCCTGATTATTCCGATGACGGCTATGTGCTTCCACCGCTTGATGTGAGGTGGCACGAAATACCGATACACTACGGAGATTCAGTTGACAGGGACGGCCAGATGGAGCTTTTCACGCAGGCAAGCACAGGACTTAAAGAGGCAGCCAAGATCAAGCGTGAGAGCATAGATGCCAGAGTCGAGAAGATGAAGGAGATAGTTGATAGCTCTCCGGAGGATCATTTCATTCTGTGGCATGACCAGGAAGCAGAAAGGCACGCTATCAAGAAAGCCCTGCCGGAGACAGTGGACATATACGGATCCATGGACTACGACCTTAGGGAGCAGAGAGTCATAGACTTCAGCAATGGCAAGACAAGGCTATTTGCTACCAAGAAGTCAATCAGTGGTTCAGGATGTAACTTCCAGCGATTCTGCCATCGGGAGATATTTGTTGGCATTGACTATGAGTTCAATGACTTCATACAGGCGGTGCACAGGTGTTACAGGTTCCTGCAGCAGGACACAGTAGTTATAGACATCATCTACATGGAGAATGAGCGGGAGATCAAGGATGCACTGATCGAGAAGTGGAAGAATCACAACCACATGGTCAAGAAAATGATCGAGATCGTGAAGAAGTATGGCCTTGATTCAGCAAATAAGACGGAGAGATTAGAGAGGAAGATGGGTGTGGAAGGTACAAGAGAAGAGAGAACAGTAAGAGGCAAGCATTATGAGGCTGTGTATGGCGACTGTGTGGAAGAGACAAGGGCAATGGAGAGCAACAGCGTTGATTTGATACATACGTCGATACCGTTCGGCAATCACTACGAGTACAGCGCAAATTATAACGACTTCGGACACAATCAGGATACAGAGCGGTTCTTTGAACAGATGGACTACCTGACGCCGGAGCTTCTGAGGGTGCTGAAGCCGGGAAGAGTGGCGGCCATCCACGTTAAGGATAGAGTGCTGTTTGGAAATGCAACAGGCACAGGCATGCCGACTATTGAGCCATTCCACGCTGACTGTATAGAACACTATATGCGTCATGGCTTCCAGTATTTCGGAATGATAACAGTGGTTACGGATGTTGTACGAGAGAATAACCAGACATATCGCCTTGGATGGACTGAGCAGTGCAAGGACGGCACCAAGATGGGCGTGGGATGTCCGGAATACATTTTGTTGTTCCGCAAGCTGCCAACGGACCACAGCAAGGCATACGCTGATGAGCCTGTCACAAAGTCCAAAGACGAATACACAAGGGCACAGTGGCAGATAGATGCTCACGGATACTGGAGAAGTTCAGGAGACAGGCTGATAAGCAAAGAGGAGCTTGAGGGTGTATCTGTGGATAACTTACAAAGAGTGTACAGACAGTACAGCAGAGAGCACGTATACAACTATGAGGAGCATGTGGCACTTGCAAAGTACCTGGATACAGATGGCAGGCTTCCAGCTACATTCATGGTTGTAGCGCCGGGATCCTGGAATCAGCTTGAGGTATGGGATGACATAAACCGGATGAGGACGCTCAACACGACACAGAGCAGACGAAGGGCAACGATGCACGTGTGCCCGCTGCAGCTTGATATTGTTGAGAGGATTATCAACAGGTACAGCAATCCGGGCGATGTGGTATATGATCCGTTCGGCGGCCTTATGACAGTACCAATGATGGCGGTCAAGATGCACAGATTTGGCAAGGGATGTGAGCTCAATCCGGATTACTTCAGAGATGGTGTTGGCTATCTGCAGTCCGAGGAGAATGAGGTTGACTCACCGACGTTGTTTGATTTTCTGGAGGTGGGCGACGATGGAAAATGATTTGGTTACTCGTATATTTGGCGAGGATGGAGAGCTTGACATTGATAAGCCAGATGAGGGGCTTGCTGAGTACAAGAAACGTAAGAAAGAAGCAAGAGACAGAATGATAATGCTACAGAACCAGCCGTATGAAGTTAAGGTGCGGCGTTCCAGGCTTAGAGCCGAAGAATTCGTGGAGCAGATGCGGATACGAGACAAAACGGCTCATGTGAGCGTTGGCGGTCTTGACAGTATTACACTACACGTATTCCTGAAGTCGATAGGGATCAATGTTCCAGCGGTCTCGGTTTCATCTCTGGAAGATAAGAGTATACAGCGGGTACATAAAGCTCTTGGAGTGACAATCCTGAACCCGCTCAAGACAAAAGTTGAGGTACTCAATGAAGTTGGGTTCCCGGTTATCAGCAAGAGAATAGCGGGAAAGATAGCGCTGCTTCAGAATCCGACTGAAAACAATAAGACAGTTCGACATGCAATAATCACAGGCGAATGTGGAGAGCTTGGACACTTCCGGAAGAACAGCCGCATGAAGTTGCCACAGAAGTGGCTTAACCTGTTCGGAGGATATGAGAACGAGAATGAAGGTGTTATGTATTACAAGCCAAATTTCAAGGTGTCAAATGATTGTTGCTATTGGCTGAAAGAGAAGCCATGTGATGACTGGGCTAAGGCTCATTCAAGCTATCCGTTCCTTGGCATGATGGCATCTGAGGGTGGACAGAGAGAGGAAGCTCTCACAGACCATGGATGCAATTACTATGGCAAGACAGTGATGAGATCAGCGCCATTTGCACCATACCTCAGAAATGACATATTGAGACTTGCTCAGGAGATGGACACTTGGTATCACGCACATACAGATGTGTTTGCAAAGCTTTATTATGAGCAGCCATACAGTAAGGATAAGGCTGGTAACACAATACCTTATGAACCGGTTGAGACAATCATACCGGCTATATATGGACGGATAGAGGATGATGGACATGGCAATCTCAGAACGACAGGAGCGCAGCGTACAGGTTGCAGCATGTGTGGCTTTGGAATCCACATGGAAGAACGACCACACAGGTTTGACAGACTAAGAGAGCGTAATCCAAAGGAATGGGAGTTCTACATGTACAGGTGTTGCACGGATCCTGAGACTGGAGAAAAATTCGGCTGGGGAAGAGTCCTGGACTATATTGGAGTGCCGTGGGAAGATGTACCGGCGGTACAGATGAGCATATATGATTATCCGGAGGTGCTGCCATGATAAACGGAGAGCTTATCGTTGATAACTTCGCCGGAGACTGTGGAATACATCAAATCATGGAAAACAAGCACAAACACCATGGAGATAATCAGTTTATTAAATATATGAGCGGAATAGTAGTACATTGATAATTGAATAATGATGGTTGGAATGATACAATATTAATAAATTTTATATAACTAGGGGGGAGCTATATGGCATTTTTTATGAGCATTGTATCAGGTGTAATTTCAGGTGTTATATCATCTGTTTTTATGAACTTTTATTATTGGAACAAAAGTCCTAAAATAATTATATCAGACAAAATAGCAAAAAATGATAAAGATGAATATAGGGTAAAAATAGTTAACTTATCAAAATTTTATGTTACTAATGTTTTTATACAAGCGCAGTTAATAACGGTATATAATGGTAATGGAGGAAATATACTAAATGCTATCAATTTAGATATTCCGTACAAAAAGATACAAATAATTGCGCCTTATGATAAGAAAGATACTAATGCTACATATGCGGTTAGATTTATTTTACCTAAGGCTTTAGAAAATTTGTGGACTGAGGATGAACATACAAATTTAAAGTTATCTATATATTGCAGTAATGAACATAACAATTCTAGTAAATTATATGAACAAATTTATTATAAAAAGAATGATAGCATAAAGAAGGGTGAATTTGAATTTGGAAAATCTACAGAAATAAAATAAATGATAAAAATACCAACCATCACTATTTAATGGTTGGTATTTTTTTGTGCAAAAATATGGATAAGGAAGAGACACATGACAGAATTTGAGATAGAGGCTACATTCAATGTCATCTGTAAGCCTGGGCGAATAGTGAGGATGTTTACTAATGCAGGCAAAGAGGATAACAGAATTTTAAAAGAGTGGAAGTGCTGGACCATCATTGATACATATGAACACCATGTTTTGATGAGGAGTGCACAGGGCTACCATGAGAGCTTCAGTAACACAGACATAAGAGAGTTGATCAGGAAGGGAGAAATACGATGGAAATAACACCAGAGAGAATAGAGAATTGCAAAACTTGCAAATACAAATATAGAGACGAGTCACAGGAACCATGCGCACACTGCACCAAGAATGCAGTTGACAACTATGAGCCGATGACCAACGGAGATTACGTCAGGTCGCTTAGTGATGCGGATCTTGCGCAGATAATCATGTGTCCGAGTGAGGTTGGATTTGACGAGATTGGATTTGACGAGATTGTGTGTCAGAGGGGTAAGCAACATTGCATAGAATGTACCCGCAGATGGCTTGAGGCGGAAAGGAAGGTTGAGGAGTGATGAACAATGAGTGAAGAATTAAAGCCGTGCCCGTTTTGCGGTGGGAAAGCTGAAATGAATTATGAACGAATTCCGGGAGAAGATAAGGGATTTTGGGCACAGATTATTTGTTGTAATTGTCACGGAAGAAGCGGTGGAACATGGGCGGGTTCTTACAATGCCGCAGAGAGAAAAGAAGTTAAAGCATGGAACAGGAGGGTGAGCGATGAGACTGATTGATGCAGATAAGTTGATTGAAAAGTTGCGAGATTTCAAAGAGTATGAAAATGACGATGGCAGACCTATCCACACCATGTCAGAGATACAGAGGATTGACAGATGCATAAACTTTGCACAAGCAGAATCAACCGCCTATGATGTGGACAAGGTTGTGGAACATCTGGAAACGGCGAGGGATGGCTATTCAACTGCACAGCTTATGACAGCTACTAATGATGAACTTGTTAAACGATTCATAGCAAAAGAAAAAGCAATGAATTTATCAATCGAGATTGTAAAGGCAGGTGGAATAGATGGCGATTAAACCGATTTTATTCAATACCGAGATGGTTCGGGCAATTTTGGACAGGAGAAAGAGTTGTACCAGAAGAATTGTGAACCCACAGCCGCAAGGCAGACTGTGCTATACATTCGCAGGGGGTGATTGCGGTACCTGGGGATATCCAAGTAAAACAGCATATGAAACCTGGGGAGATGAATACAAACTTCCAGAGGATATCACGGATGAAGAACTAAAAAGAAGGTGGAATCCACCATATCACACAGATGATATCCTGTATGTCCGGGAAACATGGCGCAAAGGATTAGAACGGTATATCTACCGTGCGGACTACTCCGATACAGAGAAGTTTTACCGGGGTGGAAAAGAAATTGAGATGAAATGGCACCCGTCCATCCATATGCCGAAAGAAGCCGCACGTATCTGGCTTAAGGTTACGGATGTGAGGGTGGAGCGGTTGCAGGAGATTACAGAAGAACAAGCATGCATGGAGGGCACAGACCCTTGGGATGAAGCATGTTATGAAAACAACGGATGGCATCCAACGCTTTCGGACCCAGATAGTGGTGGAGACCCTAATATGATCGATGGATTTCATAAACTTTGGAACTCCACCATCAAGAAATCCGACATTGACCGCTACGGTTGGGATGCGAACCCGTGGGTGTGGGTAATAGAATTTGAACGATGCGAAAGAGGTGGAGTAGATGAAAGATAGATGCCTATTCAAGGCGAAAATTTGTAATGGAGAGTGGGTTGCAGGATTTTTACATTGCAAGGAAAATAAATGGTATATCAGCAATAAAGCAGGGGCACCATTTGCATTTGAAGTGCGACCAGATACTATCTGTCAGTGCACAGGCTTGAAGGATAAGAACGGCAAGCTGATATGGGAAGGTGACATTATTTTGTTCCAACGAGATAATGATGATTGTCCATTCCAGGATAAAGATACAAAGAAAAGACTTGGAAAAGTATTTTATAAAGATTTTAGGACAACTTTTGCTATCGAAATGGGAAAGAGTGGAAGTGGGTCTTTGAATGATGATTTATGGAAATATGTTCAAAACGGAAATCGAGTTGAAGTTATTGGCAACATATTTGATAATCCAGAATTGTCAGAAAGTGAGGAAATCTAAATGAATATAGGAGTTGCTTGTGCAATAGTTCATAACATAAATTCTGAAAAATATTCAGAAAATGAAAAAATTGAAGCGTTAAACATGTTCTTAGAAATGCCAACACACAATGGAACTACTAAAGAACAAATTCTTAAAGCATTTCGGTGGTTTTGGAATTTTTGTATTGAAAAAAGCGAGGAATAATATGACAGAGAGCGAAGCAATTAAAGAATTTCAGCAGAATATTGATATGCCATTTGGAAGTAATATATCAAGAGAAGCGTCTAAACTTGCAATACAGGCACTTGAAAAGCAGATACCGAAGAAACCAGACATTGAAGGTGACGGGTATGACCCTGACGGAAATCTTGTATATGACACATGGATTTGCCCCACTTGTGGCGTTAGCTATGAAATTGATTATGACAAATACGATTATTGTCCGGCGTGTGGACAGGCGATAGATCAGAGTGAAGGAGAGTGATACATAATGGCATACGCAGGCAAATGCGATAGATGCGGCGGGTTCTACGACCTGCCGTTTGAACACGGAGCAGCGATAAGGGCAAGGATGGTTGATGTGTTCGATGATGCAGTAGAGACAAAGGATCTATGTCCGGACTGTCTGGAAGAACTGCGAGATTTCCTTGAAGGGGCACAGCTCAATGATCCGTTTGGAGAAAGACAGATAGGGCTTAGAATAAAAATGGATCCTGACAATCATTTGATGAACAGATTCATGCGGAAGGAGTGATGGGATGGCAAAGTCAGATAGAAAGCTACACGAAGCGAGAATGGCGGGGGCTGCATGGCTGATGAATGTCATCAAGACACAGGGTATGGAAGCAGCAGAGAAAGAACTCAAGGTCAGAGGAGCCATGTTTGTTCCGCTTGAGGTCAACCAGAAGCAGCTTGATGAGTCAGTATATAAGATCAAGTTAAATACGATAGACACGATCCTGATTATGTCCTGCATGGTCTTACGTGATGAGTTCGATTTTGGACAGAAGAGGCTTGATAGGTTCTGTGAAAGATTTAATTCAAAGACAGCAGCTATATGTGATGGAGATATCATATGGGATGATCTGATACAGACACTAAAGGAAGAAACAGGCTTGGATTTCACCATCCGGGAGAACAAGTAGGAGGTGAGGCGGTGAAAGCGAAAGAGTATCTAAATCAGGTCAAAATGCTTGAGGATTACATGGACAGGTTAAGCAATGAATATTTCAAGATGAAAGAACTTGCAATGAATCCGGGGGGATTTGACTATTCAAAGGAAAGGGTACAGTCCAGTGCCGTGGCAGATACTATGAGTCGTACAGTTGGTAGATATGTTGACCTTGAAACTGAGATGAATGAATGCAGAAAAACATTTGAAGATTTCCGGAATAAAGCAGTTCACCAGATGTGTCAGTTGCGTAATACGAAGTATACGGAGATATTGTATCAGAAGTACATAAACTATAAGTCATTAAAGGATATTGCAGAGGAGATGGAATATTCATACGACTGGGTAAGACATGCTCATGGCTGGGCTCTGCAGGAGTTCCAGCGAACATGGGGCGATTATCTAAAATCTGACACATTTATAGCACACTAAAAGCATTGTGCAAACACATGGTTGTGCTGTAAGATAGACCATGAAATATTGATTCATAAGGGACATGACCGTTCGCCATAATCGGTTGTGTCCCTTTTCTTATGCCCAGTGGTTAAAAATGTAAACTCCTTAAGTTAAATGTGAAAATGTCGTTGTTGATTCTCTCCCCCACTGGGCTATTTTGTTTGAGGTGTGAGATATGAGTAAGATTAAAAGGTTTGAGGTCGTGAGACCTGAATATAGTTTTGAATACATACATCCGATACTTGGCAGGCTGGCTTTACCAATAGCCATGATAAAGGTGATGGTTAAGTGCACTAAGATATACAAATTTCAGCCAACTATAAATTGGGGTGGAGAGGTAAAGAATGTATGTAAACCGTTGTACAAGATTGTGATCCCGAAGAGAGTGAGAAAGTAGCAGAAAGAAGGTGTGACATTATGGCTAAACTGACAGCTAAACAGCAAAGATTCTGTGATGAATACCTGATTGACCTTAATGCCACACAGGCAGCTATAAGGGCGGGGTATTCGCCGAAAACAGCCGCACAAGCAGCAGCAAGGTTGTTAACAAATGTTAAGGTGCAGGAATATATAGCAAAACGCATGGCAGAAAAAGAAAAAGCGTTGATTGCCGATCAAGATGAGGTGCTAAAGTATCTCACAGCAACCATGAGACGAGAAAAGAAAGAATGCATTGTTGTAACGACCAGTGAAGAACGTTCGGTGTATGTTCCAGACGATAACGGCACAATGAGAAAACAGACAGTCAAGAAAGAGACACCACAGATCGTGGAGATACCAGCAAGGCTGTCGGATGCCAATAAGGCAGCGGAGCTCCTTGGTAAAGCATATGGCTTATATACCGAGAAGGTAGAGGCTGATGTAGATATGGACCTCAACATCAACATCGACTACGGCGATGATGACGATACCGGCGGTGGTGGTGCTGATTGAATATTGACGTAAAAGCAAATCCGGGGTTCAAGGAAGTAGACCGGAGCAAGAAGCGATATATCGTGATGAAAGGCTCTGCAGGATCTGGGAAGAGTGTTGACACAGCGCAGAACTACATCCTGCGGCTGATGAAGGACAAGGGCAGGAACCTTGTATGTGTCCGTAAATCTGATATCACGAACAGAGACAGCACCTATGCAGAGCTTACAGGTGCCGTGTATCGGATGTTTGGAGATAAGGCGGAGCGATATTGGAAGATGACCACATCGCCGCTCTCGCTTGAATGCCGAGCGAATGGCAACCGCATTATATTCCGTGGGATGAATGATGATAAGCAACGAGAGAAACTTAAGTCAATCACATTCCAGAAGGGGAAGCTCACAGATGTATGGTGCGAGGAAGCCACAGAGCTGACGCAGGCAGACCTAGAGATAATAGATGATAGATTGCGTGGAGAGCTGCCGCCAGGGCAGTTTTACCAGATAAGAATGACCTTCAATCCAGTAAATAAGAATCACTGGATAAAGAAGGTCTTTTTTGATAGATACGATCCCGATGTACTGACGCATCACAGTACATACCTGGGGAATCGTTTCATCGATGCGGCATATCACCGCCGTATGGAGCGTAGAAAGGAAGTAGATCCGGAAGGTTACAAGATATATGGCTTGGGTGAATGGGGTGAGATAGGCGGCCTCATCCTGCACAACTGGGAAGTTGCTGAGGTATCTCAGAACCTTAATGACTATGACGATATAGCAATAGGACAAGACTTTGGATTTAACCATGCCAATGCCATCCTCCTTCTGGGTATCAAGGATGACAACATATACATCATAGATGAGATATATGAGCATGAAAAAGATATTTCCGAGCTTATCCCATTGGCCATTAAGCATGCAATACCGACTAATAGGACAATGTGGTGTGATTCGGCAAATCCAGATGATATAAAGATGTGGCGGAATGCTGGATATAGAGCGCAGGGAGTGGACAAAGGTGGTTCACAAGGATCTGTGATTGCACAGATCAATTGGTTAAAAGGTGTTGTAGATAAAACACACACAGTACGCAGAAGGATATATGTAGCCCCTCATTGTGTAAATACGATCAAGGAGCTACAACAGTGGAAATGGAAGAAAGATGAAAAGACAGGCGAATATCTGGATGTACCTGTACCAATCATGGATGATGCGATGGCCGCACTCAGATATGGTATAGAGGGATGGAGAAAACAATTCATAGTCAGATCAAGAAGAAGACCTAGAGGCCTGTAGAAAGGATAAGCGATGGCAATATACATAGATCCGGCAATGGTGCCGGACTTAGACAACATAGATTCAAAAGTATTCAAATATCTCATACAGAAACATAAGAGACAGCTTGCCAGATGGGCGAAGTGTAAGGATTACTATGAGGGCAGACATAAGATTCTGGCAAAAAAAGCTGATGACGATGAGGACACAGTAAAGCTCATTGTGAATTATACAAAGTATGTGGTCGATATTGGCCTTGGATATTATCTTGGCGAACCAGTCAAGTACAACAGCGACAAAGCAGATAAAGCGGACAAAAAACGCAAGGAGCTTGAAGGCGGTGTGAAAGCCTCCATCAAGAATGGAAGCGTACAGTTGTATGATCCTGACTTGTCACAGAAACTTGATATAAGCCGCATACAGGACGTATACGACAACGAAACTATATCAGAGATAGATTCCAAGATAGGCAAGGCTATAGGCATATATGGCGAAGCCTATGAACAGTTATATGCCAACAGTGCTGAAAATCCAGAGCCACGAAGTACAGTAGTGAGTCCTATGAACTGTATCATGGTTCGTGACAATACAGTGGAGCACAATAAACTGTTCGCAATCATCTATGAGATCCAGGAAGATCTGGACGAATCAAAGTATTATTCGGTCACTGTATGTAATGACCACAATACCAAAGAATACAGAAGCCGTGATCTTGATAATTTTGAGTTCTATTTTGTTGAGGGCAGCGAACAGGAGCATTACTTTGGCGAAGTAAATGTTGTGGAGTACCAGAATAATGATGAGAGGCAGGGAGACTTTGAACAGATCATATCTATGCAGGATGCTCTTAATGAGCTCTTTAGCGATCGTGTGACGGACAAGAAGAAGTTCGTCAATTCGATACTTGCCATGTTTGGTATGACGCTGGCTGATGACGATGATAAAGCGGTTGCAAAGCTCAAGAAAGATCGTTTTATAGATGGACTGCCACATGACGGAAAGATAGAGTACATTCAGAAGACGTTTGATGAGAATAGCGTATCTGTGCTCTGTAAGGATATTATCCGTGAGATACACAAGATGACCCTTACAGTTGATATGACAGATGAGAACTTTGCTGGGAACAGCTCAGGACAGGCTCTCATGCTCAAGCTGATGGTTATGAATATGCTTGTGAAGAATAAGATGAGAAGCCTTGAGAAAGGCCTCAAGAAGAGATTCGAGATGTACAACCACTGGCTCAATGTCAAGGGTGAAATGTCTCTCATAGACAAGAAAGAGCTTGATGTTGTATTCACAGTTGCAATGCCAATAGATAAGCCAACAATCATCAATATGGTAACTCAGCTCAGGGGTATAGTGGATGATAAGACACTTCTTTCACAGCTCTGGTTTATCAAAGATGTTGATGAGGTCATAGAGAATGTGAAGAAGCAGAAAGCCGAAGAACAGCAGCAGTATTTAGATACATTTGTTAAACAGCATGCACAAGATATGGAGACACCTATAAAGGATGACAAAGAAAAGGATCCTGAGAAAGAGTAGGTGATCTATGAGCGACAACAACTATTGGGAGAAGAGAGCTGTAGATCTTGAGAAGCTCTCCCAGGACAGAGCCGATGTTGATATTATGCATGTAAACAAGCTCTTTGATGGCGCTGTGGATATCGTAGAGAAGCAGATAGAGGAGATATTTGGTAAGTATGCACGTGATTCAGGAATAAGCCAGGATGCCGCTTTGAGGCTTCTTAATGAAAAACAGACGGAGACTATGCGCCGCAATCTTATGATCACACTTGCACAGTGTCAGGAGGAGATAGCCAGGCAGGCTATACTTGCAAGGCTCAATGCTCCGGCTTATGCGGCTCGCATATCACGTCTTGAGGCATTAAAGGATTTGATACATGCACAGGCATATAAAGTTGGCTCTGCGGCTCATTACAGGCTCACAGACAGGCTTATAGATACATATGAGCAGAGCTACTACAGGAGCATATACGACCAGCAGAGAAGAACAGAGACAGGCTTTGACTTCACGAAGCTGGCTGACAGGGATGTACAGGCGGCCATAGCCACCAACTGGGCGGGCTCCAATTATTCCAACAGAATATGGAAGAATACAAAGAAGCTGGCAGAGAGCCTTGAAGAGATCATTACACAGGGCCTTATGACAGGACAGAGTATCAGAGATATGGAGCTGGCACTTGAGGCAAGGGTAGTAAGCGAAAGATATAAGATAAATCGTATTATCCGCACAGAGGTGAATCACTGTTGTAATCAGGGCACCTTGATGTCATATAAGGCGGCGGGAACACTCAGGTATATTTATCTTGCTACACTTGATATGAGAACATCATCTATATGCCGCAGTCTGGACAAGGAAGTATTCTTTGTTTCAAAGGCCAAGGTAGGTGTAAACTTCCCTCCTATGCACCCCAACTGCAGATCAACAACCATGGCATATCCTGAGGATGGGATTTTTCCAAAAGAGAGAATTGCAAGGGATCCGGAGACCAACAAGAATATCCATGTTCCGTTCGATATGAGCTATGCTCAGTGGTACAGGAAATATGTGATTGAGAAGGATGATGCTAATGTATCTGGCAAAGAACAAGTATCCAGAAATAAATGTCTACTTCCAAAAGGAAAAGAATACAAAGATGTAACGGATAATTGGAAAGAGTCAAAACTTGATTCACAGAATGTTAAGGAACTGAAAGAATATGCTGTAAATGGTGCAACGTATACAGTTGATGGTAAGAATGTTAAGCTAGATTATTCTGTGAGAGAACGGAAAGTTGCAGATATATTATTGAATGAATTTGGCGGTGATATATCCATGGTACCACGTGTGCTTAGCCCTCAAGGTATATCGACTCCTGATTACATATTTAGGCATGAAGGCTATGATTTGAAAGAACTACTTGGAAAAAGCAAAAATGTTGTATACAATGCCATTTCAAAAAAGAAAAGACAAGCATCAAATTTTATACTAGACATAACAAAATCGCCATTGGAGAACGAAGAAATATATGAACAGGTAGAGAAAATTTATTGGTCCGACCATACTGAATTTGTGGATAAGATAATAATTGTGAAGGATAACAGCGCAATAAAAGTATATGAAAGAATAAAATAAAGAGAAGTGATGGCGCAACCCAATACGCGGGGGTCACGTATCACTTCTCTTCATCAAGATATCTTGATTACATTATAGTATATTCAAAAAATAAGTCAAGATTCCTGAAAAAAATTGAAGAAAATAGGAGGATACGAAAATGAAGTACGTAGGAACAAAGCAAATTGAAGCAAGACCGATGACCAGAGGAGCGTATAACTACTACCGAGGTTGGCCGATACCGTCAGACGAGGACCCAAACGACAATGGGTATCTTATCAAGTATTCAGATGGGTATGAACACTGGTCTCCTGAGAAGCAGTTTGATGAGACATACAGACCATGTGACAACATGACATTTGGAATTGCTCTTGAAATGCTCAAGAAGGGCTTCAGAGTTGCAAGGAAGGGATGGAATGGCAAAGGAATGTTTGTTGTATTTCAGAAGGGATATCCTGATGGCATACCATGTAACAAGCAGACTGCAGAAGCCTGGGGAATCAGTGAGGGCGACTTATTCAAGTGTAACCCATATCTGCAGATCAGATGTGTTGATGGTTCACACTCCATGTGGGTGCCGAGTATAAATGATTGCCTTGCTGAAGACTGGGTAATAGTGGAGTAGAAACAGAATAATTGTTAATTCAGACCATGATAAAAACATGGTCTTTTTTATTGTCAAGGAAAAGACATTAAAACCTCAACAGCAAGGCATGAACTTGCTGGGGACATATCAATAGACTACTGGCAGGCATGAACTGACAGGCACAAGAAAGGAATGTATAAGCTATGGATGAAACACAGCAGACAACACAGACACAGGCACAGATTGGTGAGGCAACAACACAGCCTGGTACACAGACACAGGGAGCGCAGCAGAACCAGGCAACAAGCACAGCATCACTTGAAGATGTGCTTAAGACCATGACAGTCGAGGAGATTCTGGCAAGACCAGAGTTCAAAAAGGCTGTTCAGTCAGCTTCGGACGCAAGAGTCACACAGGCACTTGCTACAGCCAAGGAAAAGTGGGACAAGGAGGCTATTGAAAGCCTTGACGAGGCTAAGAAGCTGGAGAAGATGACGGCGGAGCAGAGAGCAAAATATCAGTTTGATAAGGATAAGGCCGCCTTTGATGCTGAGAAGAAAGCATTTGAGAGACAGCAGCTTGTACTTGCGACAGGCAAGGAGCTGATCAAGAGAGGGCTTGATGCTTCATTTGCTGATGTTCTGACAGGCGACACAGCAGAGGAGACAGCGGCTAAGATAGATAAGTTTGAAGAGACTTTTAGAAACGCTGTATCAAATTCAATAAGTAACAAGATGAGAGGCACAGCACCAAGGGATAAGACCCAGGGCACGACAATAACCATGGATAGCATTAAGTCTATGAGTGCCGAGGAGATCAATGCACACTGGGATGAGGTGCAGAATGTGCTCAAGCAGAACAAGTAAGAAAGGAAGATGATATATGTCAGTTAAGAATTTTATACCTACACTATGGAGTGCTAGACTCCTTGCGCATCTTGACAAGGTGCATGTATATGCAGGTCTTGTCAACAGAGACTATGAGGGCGAGATCAAGCAGTATGGTGATACTGTAAAGATCAACCAGATCGGTGACATCACGATCAAGAAGTATACAGGAGCAAAGATTGATGATCCAGAGGAGCTTACAGGTGAGCAGAATACACTTGTTATTGATCAGGCAAATTACTTCAACTTTGCCATCAAGGATGTGGACAATGCTCAGACTAACCCAAAGCTCATGAACGAGGCCATGGCAAGAGCCGCATATGGTCTGAATGATACGGTTGATTCACTGCTTGCAGGAATCATGGTAGCCGGTGCCGCTGGAGCAGTCGGAAGTGATGAGTCTCCAATTGTTCCAAGTAAGGATGATGCATATGACTTGCTTGTAGATCTTGGAACAGAGCTCACAGAGAAGAATGTTCCGCTCGTAGGCCGTTGGGTAGTAGTGCCGCCATTCTATCATGGACTCCTTCAGAAGGATTCAAGATTTGTCGGCAATGGTACTGATGTCAACATGGCAATCCTTCAGGGTGGACATATCGGAGCTGCCGCAGGCTTCCAGATCTATGTATCAAACAATGTACCAAATACAGAGGGGGCAAAGTACAAGATACTTGGCGGTACAAATGCTGGTGCATCATTTGCAGAGCAGATCACTGAGACAGAGGGCTACAGACCAGAGAGTAACTTCTCAGATGCTGTAAAGGGGCTTCACCTTTGCGGTGTCAAGGTACTCCAGAAGAATGCACTTGCAACTCTCACAGTGAACAGAAAGTAGGAGGGCAGATATGGCTATTATAAAGAATATTATCACAGGACACAGCTTCACTTGCCGGAATGAGCGTGTTGTAGAGCATTGCCGCAAGGACATAAAGACCTTTGTTATAGAGGATGAGCCGGCCAGCGTGGCACCAGCAGAGGATGAGCCGGCCAGCGTGGCACCAGCAGAGGAAGAGCCAAAGCCTCAGAAGAAAACAAAGACAGCCACAAAGGCGACCGACTGAGAGGTGATACATGATGGATTCACTGGCAAGGCTTAAGAGGAAGATAGGCTCTGATAAGGATATAAGCGATGAGATACTGACCGATTATCTGGAAGAGGCAAAGGATGAGATTGTTCTGTTTCTGAATGTGAAGCAGTTTGATGAAGCCTTTGTCTCAAAGGCGGTCGAGATCGCAGCTATACTCTACGAAAGAGACCAGGCTGACAAGCATATAAAGTCTGAGAGTTATTCAGAGGGTGTTGTGTCCGAGAATACAACATATCTCACAGGAGAGAGCTTTGATACACAGGTTGATAAGGTCCTGGACAGCCTCAAGAGATACAGGAGGGTATATGTCAAGCATAAGAAGAAAGATAGCACAGAAGAGACAGAATAGCGGGATATATCGCAGTTATGTTGAAGAGGATGAGTATGGACATGAATCATATGGATATGAGACAGATCCATCAGGAATCCTTGAGAGGATTCTGTGGAGTCCTATATCTTCAGAGGTTGAGGTAGCTGAGTATGGTGAGCGTGTTAACGAGATGCTTCAGGGATGTGTTTTCGATGACTCCATCAGTCTGAAAGAAAAAGACAGGGTGAAGGTGGGCGATAACATGTACAACGTGGAATCCATCAAGCCTTATCCATCTTATCGTCTTGTTATCATTGAGAGGGTGAAGTAGATATGCCTATTGAAATCAAAGGATTAGATACACTTATAAGCGCTCTGGATAAACTTGCTAGTGGGATTGACGGCAATGTAAAACAGATTGTGGAACAGGAAGCCGACCGCATAGCAGGAGAAGCCAGAGCGCTTGCGCCTGTTGATGGTGGATATCTCAGAGAGAAGATACAGACAAGGGTTACTGAGACAGAGGATAAGATTGTTGGTGAGGTATACAACAATGCGAGCTATGCAGCATATGTGGAGTTTGGCACAGGACCTGTTGGACAGGCGGCAGGCCTTAAGATTGAGGGAATAGACCTCAGATACAGGCAGACACCATGGATGATACCTGTTGACAAGATAGATAAGGCTCAGGCTGAAAAATATCACTTCATCCCGATAAAGAAGGATGGTGAGGTTATAGGATATTTAACCAGAGGACAGGCACCACAGCCATACCTCTATCCGGCTATGAAGAACAATGAGGAACACATAGTAGAAAGGCTGAAATCAGCGGTAAGAATGGAGAGCAAGATCACTAGATGATAGATGCAAGAAAACAGATCAAGGAGCTGCTTGAAAGCATAGAGTATAACGAATTAAAGGTTAATCATGGATATCCAAAGTCTATAAGTTATGTTCCGTTGGTTACATTTATTCAGATAGCAAATACTGGCACAGGGATGCACAGTGTTGTTGAAAATTTGGGCTTTCAGATAGATATATGGAGCCGAACCTTTAAGGAATGCATATCCATCATGCTGATGGTTGATGAGAAGATGGTGGATCTTGGATTCAACAGGGACTACGAAAGCCCGGATGACGATGGAGATAATGTTGATGCCAGCGGATATTGCAGAAAGACTCTCAGATATAGCAGCAAAGTAGACACAAGAACAAACAGGCTTATTTCATAAGCAGAAAGGATGGTATAAAACAATGGCAGATACACCAAAGCAGGGACTTGCCTCAATAGGTCTTGATATCAAGATAGGCAAGACAGCCCTTAATTATGCAACAAAGATAGGAGACATTGGAGGAACACCTTCATCACTTGATGCTACATGCTTCAAGGATAAGTCAAAGAAAAGTGTTCCAGGTGTGCAGGAGAACGATAGCTGGGAGGTAGAGTATCTCTATGACAATGGAGCAACAACCTCAGACTATCGTATACTCAAGGGCCTTGAGGATGCTGGGGCTATAGTTGATGTTGAGGTCACATTCCCTGACAAGACAGTATTCAAGAATAAGGGATATGTTACAACGACAGTTACCGGTGCCGAGGTCAACAACCTCATTAAGGCAAAGGCAGTTGTAAACCTTCAGGGTGAGTGGGAGGTTACGGATCCGGTAGAAGCATAATCCATTTTTGTAATACAACAATATGAAATAATACATCACAGGCAGGGGGCATGGTCTCCCTGCCTTTTTAGGAGGTAAAGCAGATATGCAGACATTGGAAATCAAACTCAAGGTAGATGGAGCAGAGAAGAAGTTTCACTTGAGACTTACGGCAGGTGGTCAGAAGATTCTCAAGGAGAAGTACGAAGAGAACATGCTGGCAACTCTTATGGGTGCAGTAGATGATATAGACAGAGCGGTTGATATTCTTGGCATAGCTCTGGGTTACAAGGACAATGACAACGAGATCACAGATGGAGAGGAGTTTTACGATCTGCTTGTTGAGAACGGCAGAAGCGGAGCTGAGGACTTTGCAAAGGTCCTTACCGACATTGCAGTCAATTCTGGAATCATCAAGAAGGATCAGGCAAACAGTGTTGTGAACAGCATCAATACAACATATAAGACTATGTTTGACAGCCTTGAGGAAAGGGTAGAGAAGCTGCAGAAGGATAATGGACAGACCCCAACGGCGGGCGATTCCGAAGATAAGTCAGACAGCACTCCCTTATGATATAGATAGGCTTCTCTTTGAAGCAAGGATAGCCGGTGTGGGCTTCTTTGAGGCATTGGATTATACCTGGGGTGAGCTTGTTGAAATGATAAAGGTTTACAACGAGCGGGAACGTAGGAAGCATCAGCATGAGGCTAATATAGCATTCAGACAGGCAGAGCTCATATCCATGTGGGTATGGAAGAATGATGGAGATATAAATGTATCAGATATATTCCCATACTGGAACGAGGAAGAAAAGAGACAGGCAGAGCTTGAGAAGTACAAGGCAATAATGTACAGGCATGTGGATAAGAGCAAAAAATAAATCATGAAGAAATACGAAAAGGAAGGAGGTGGGACAGAATATGACAATAGAGGAGATATCCGTCAAGTTTACTGCTGACACCAATGAGCTGAAGAAAGCTCTTTCAGATATTACCGAAACTCTCAAGGGAACTGAAGCACAGACCATGGACATAGCAAGTGCCTTGGATGAGATAACGCAGCCTATCAAGGATATGTCAAAAGACCTCAGGACGCTCACAGAGCAGAGTGCTGCATATAACAAGCAGATGTCAGAGGTTACGAAGACTGTTAGCGGAACAGGCAAGGCGGTTGGTGAGATAAATTCCAAGATGCAGACTGTATCAAAGCAGAGCACTGCTGAAACGGCCAAAATAACGACCGGATGGAAAAAAGTCAAAGAAACTATGCAGGATGTATTCAACTCAAGGCCAACAGCTAATTGGGGTGGGAATACAAACAATGGCGGTGAGACGAGATCGTATAAGGTTTCGAGAAATCCCAGTGATGCAACACAGGAAAAGGCACAGAAAGCTCTTGACGCGGAACAGGCCAAGCTCCAGAAGTTGCAGAATACCCTCAATGGCTACAGGATAAAGCTGGACGCAGTGAATCAGAAGTACGATATACAGAATCAGAAGGTTCAGAAAACCAGTAATGATATACAGGCACAGCAAACAAGACTTGATGGTTTAAAAAGAGATTATGAGGCGATGTCCTCAATAATGTCTGAGCTGAATATTGACGACAGCATAAATGCAGAGATGGTCAGACTCAAGACTACACTTGATGAAAATAAAATATCAGCCAACGAGTTATTCAATGCCATGGAGAGACTCAAGCAGTCTCCTTATGACATCATAGATGTTGGTAATTCGTTCATGTCCATGGAAGACATGACTAAAAAGATGAATGAACTGGATACATCAAGTGAACAGGCATGGGGAAGACTTGAGAAGTTAGAAACAGCCATGGAAGGAGTCAGTGCCGAAAGCAGAAACTTTGGAAGCACACAGGGGCTTCAGAGAATGAACTCTATTATTACTCAGCAGGAGAATAAACTGAGATCACTTCAGAACGCATATAGTACGGCATCGACACAGTCAGCAAGTTTAAGCGGTAAGCAGGAAATGCTTCAGGCAAATATGCAGCAGACAAGGGATTCTATACAGCAGGCACAGGAACGCATATCACAGCTCAGTGCCGCTTTGCAGAATACATCTCAGAATACATCTACTGGCTTTTTTGGCAGACTTGCATCTACTGTCAAGAATGTCGGTAATGCTACTGCATCACTGATTCATAGGTTCCAAAATGGTGTGTCCCACATAAGAAATTTTGGAACTGCGGCGGGCAATGCTGGGCGCAGACTGCTCTCTCTTTATGAGAATACAACACTGATAGGAAGAGGATTATCATCACTTAAAGATAAGCTGTCAGGATTAAGCTCTAAGTTTACACAGACCGCCAGAATGGTGAAGTCTATGGTGCTCTCAATGCTGTTCATGCAGCTTATGAGTGGCATGGGTGAAACCTTGCAGAGCTTTGCAAAGCAGTCGGCTGTCGTGAACAATGATCTGTCACTGCTGGCATCATCATTTACCTACTTAAAGAGCAGCATATTATCAGCATTTCAGCCGCTACTCAGCTATATAACCCCAATACTTACAAGTATAGTGAACACTGTGGCTGATGCATTCAACAAGCTAGCTGAGTTCTTTGCATACCTTACAGGTCAAACAACATTTGAAAAGGCTGTATATACTCAGAAAGATTATTCGGCAAGCCTTGACCAGTCGGCGGCAAGTGCAAAGGAACTGCAGAATGTGCTGCTGGGGTTTGATGAGATCACCAAGCTGGATGATAACAGTGGAAGCTCCGGAAGCGGCAGCTCCGGAAACGGACTGAATACAGGCAACTGGAAAACCACAAAGGTTGATATATCAAGCAGCCTTGCAGATTCTATCAAGAGTGGCAACTGGGAAGCTGTTGGAAAGGCCCTTGGAGACAAGATAAACAGTGCTTTAGGGTCTATTGATTGGAGCAGTGTCCAGAAGAAGTGCAACAGCATAGCCGAGAAGATAGCCGACTTTTTAAATGGAGCAGTTGAGGAGACAGACTGGAATCTTGTAGGATCCACACTTGGTAATGGAATCAACACAATTCTGGGAGCAATCAATACATTCCAGAAGAAGTTTGATTTTAAGAAGTGGGGAGAGTCCCTTGCGGAAACACTAAACAGCACGCTGTCCACTACAGATTGGTCGCTGGCTGGAGATACGCTTGGTACAGCGGTTCAGAATGTCATAGATACAGGCTTTGGCTTTGCCAAGACGTTTGATTGGAAGAAAGCCGGGGAGAGTGCAAGCAAGACAGTTAATAACTTCTTTGGAGCGATAGACTTTAAGGAGGGTGGTAAGACCTTCGGTGAGGGTGTAAAGGGTGTACTGAACAGTATATCGACATTCTTCGATGAAGTGGACTGGGATTCTATTGGTACAGATCTTGTCGATGCAATAACATCGGTAGACTGGATAGGAATCATTACAGGTGCTATCAAGGCTGTCATCAGTGTTGCAGGCGCATTTTACAAATTGGTACTTGCTATCTGGGATGCTATTATCAATCAGATCAAGAGTACAGACTGGTCAGCTCAGGCACAGAAGATCTGGGAGGGCATAAAGGATGTATGGTCTAAGCTCAAGGATACAGCTCTTGAGGTTGGTCTCAAGTTGAAGAATACTTTGTCAGATATTTGGGAATCGATAAAGAGCCTGTGGGGAGACTCAGAAAACAAGTCACTGCCTATAGCTGCAAAGTTGTCAGCGGCGCTTGATGAGGAAACTGTTGGTAAGATAAAAGACTGGGCAACAGATAAGCTGCAGGACTGGAAAGATAAAACCGCTATATTGACTGCCACTGTAGCAACTACACCAGCGGCTATAAGACAATGGTGGAAGGACAGGGCGGATCAGTGGAAGGATAAGATATCAAAGTTTAGCGTTAATTCCGTGACAACGATTCAGAACATAAAAACGTGGTGGAACAATAGATCGGCACAGTGGAAAAATAAGATATCAAAGTTTAGCGTTAGTTCCGTGACAACGATTCAGAGCATAAAAACGTGGTGGAACAATAGATCGGCACAGTGGAAAAATAAGACTGTAAGGTTCACAATCGTAGCAGCTACTTCTGCGCAGGCACTAAAAAACGGTTTCAGATCAGCCATAAATACGGTTATTGGATGGATAAATACTTACATTATCGACAATCTTAACAAGCTGAGTTGGAAGATTAATCCTATCCGTTATTATGATATTATTCACGGAAAATATAAGACATTATTCGATGGAACTACAATTGGTTTTAATGTTGGACATATATCCACATTTGCGACTGGCGGTTTCCCGGAGGACGGCTTGTTCATGGCGAACCACGGAGAGCTTGTTGGTAAGTTCAGCAATGGTAAGACAGCGGTTGCGAATAATGCTCAGATAGTCGAAGGTATTGAAGCTGGTGTATACAGGGCGGTCACAGCGGCGAACAGCGGTGGCGGCAAGTCAGGTGGAAACACACCTGTGATAAATGTATATGTCGGCGGCAAACAGGTTACAGATGTTGTTATAAAGGACATCAACGACAGGACCATCCAGACAGGCAAGAATCCAATATTGGTATAGGAAAGGAGTGAGACTGTGGCAGCAGAGCTTGTTATAAATGGAGTGGACATGCCAGATCCAGCGATCAATGGTGGTCTCACTTATGCGCCAGAGAAGATCTGGAGCAAGAACACTGGGCGAGTCTCGGATGGAGAAATGTTCGGTGATATCGTGGCCAGAAAGATGACATTGAAGATTAAGTGGAATTACCTCACAGAATCACAGATAGCACTTATAGAGAGTGCAATCTATGATTCTTTTTTTGATGTTAAATTCAAGGATCCACGAACAAAGCAATATGTAACAAAGAGGATGTATGCAGGCACTCCGACATACCCGGTATATGACATACGTGATGGAATGTACAGGTATACAGGGGTTGGAGTTGACCTGATAGAGAAGTAGGAGATATCGGATGTACACGAAAGTATCAGATAACTTTGGCAATAGAATAATGGGCGATGGCAGAACCTTCAGAGCACGTATAACATGTGATGACACTGTCATAGAATCCGGTTTTGTCAGTGTTGATATGAAGTGTATAGCCGGAACTGGAACAAGCACCTTAGAGATAGGGTGCGCCAGTTCCACGCAGCTTGATATCACAATGATACAGCCGGATATAAGTCTGACCGGCAAGGAATTTCTGCTTGAGATAGGCCTCATGCTTGATGATGACAGTATAGAGTATGTCAAGATGGGATACTTCATGGCGCAGAAACCTACTGTTGATGATGGCAGGATCACGTTCACTGCATACGATAGGATGGCTTACAAGATGTCAGGATATTATCTGTCTAATCTCTTATATCCTTGTGATATATCGGAGGTATGTGCAGAGATAGAGACATTGACAGGCATCAGAATGAAGAATGCTCCGTCAGGAATCAACATATCAAAAAACTTTGATGGCTACACATACAGACAGGCAGTTGGATTCATAGCTGGCATTGACGGCAAGTTTGCAACATTTGACAGGGACGGAGTGCTTGATTTCAGGTGGTACACGACAACGGATTATTCGGTAGGGCTTAACAGGTCGTTTGATGATGTTGTTGTGCAAGAGAACATGTTTCAGGTTGGGTATATCTCATGTGCTGTTGATGAGAACAGCACAATAAAATCAGGACAGGGGCTTACAGGAATAGCAACAAGCAACTTCCTGATGACACAGGAGATTCTTGACGGCCTGTATGCAAAGCTGAAGGATATGAGCTATCATCCAACGACATGCAGTTTTGCGGGTGATATGAGACTTGAGCTTGGAGATATAGTACAGGTATTGAGCAGAGATGGCAAAGCATATCCGGTGCCGGTCATGAGCTTGGATTTCAGTTATGACGGCGGGCTTATAACGGCTATCGGATCATATGGCAGTACAGAACTCAGTGAAGCGACATATGTAAGCCCAACCGAGAACTATGTGCAGCAGGTATACAGGCGTTTGTACGCAGATAAGCTGGATGCGAAAGATGCGGCTATCAAGTATGCACAGATAGATTTTGCAAATATAGGTAAGGCAGCTCTGGAGCAGTTTTTCGCCAAGTCGGGATTGATTGAAGATGTTGTGGTCGGTGATCAGAAGGTTACAGGAACACTCGTTGGTGTGACTATCCTGGGAGACAGTATCAAAGGTGGTACAGTCATAGCGGATAAGCTCGTCATCAAGGGTGAAGATGGTCTGTATTACAAACTGAATACTGATGGTAACACAGTAGAGAAAGAGCAGACGGATTACAACAGCCTTGATGGCGGTGTGATCAGAGCTAAGTCTATCACGGCAACTAAGATAGCTGTTGATGATCTTGTGGCATTTGGAGCAACAATAGGCGGCTGGCACATAGCGGATGGTTGTTTATACTCTGGCACAAAAGAGAGTATGAGTAATACATCCCGGGGAACATATCTCGGAAGTGATGGCCAGATAAACATTGGTGATTCTGACAATTTCATAATGTTCTATGTGGATAATAAGGGAGAATCACATCTTGCTATATCAGCAGATAAATTCACCCTTGGCAAACAGAACATAGAAAACGTTATAAGTGACATAAAACAGGATGTTGATAATGTCAGAGATGAGATAACCACACTCCTGAGGATAGAATCATCAAGAGGAACCGTATTTAAAAATAATGCAGTATCAACAGTCTTGTCTGTGGTGATATACCACGGAAAAGACAGGATAACAGATATAGATAAGTTACATGAAGTGTATGGAAGTTCAGCCTACATCCAGTGGAAATGGCAGAAACTTGATGAAGAAGAATATGGAATAATATCATCCGCCGATTCAAGAATGAGTAACGACGGATTTTCTTTTACCCTTTCACCAGATGACGTGGACACAAAAGTAACTTTCATGTGTGAACTTATAACAGATTAAGGAGGATTATATATATGGCAACAATAAAAGCAGCAGATCAGGTTACTGTACTTGATGTATCAGATGCTTACAACGTAGTGTTGTCAAGCGAAGCATACACATTCCTTGGGGACACGCAGGGAGCTGCGGCCGGTTCTAAATGCACAACAGATGCGGCAGCATATTGTGGTAATAACATGTGTTCCGTTGTTACAGTAGATGCCAAGGCAATAGTTTGCCCAACAGGAGTGACAGCTGCGGTAAGTAACAGTGGAACTTCAAAAGTCACAATCACATTTACTCTGACGGCGAAGCTGACAACTGCATGCGAGGCAACTATCCCAGTTGTTGTTGATGGGGTAACGATCAACAAGAAGTTCTCGTTTGCCGTAGCGAAGACAGGAGCAACAGGAGCTAAAGGCGATAAAGGTGATCAGGGAGTACAGGGACCTCAGGGCCCGCAGGGGGTATCACCAACTGTATCTGTCACTAAAACAAACGGCGTGACAACCATAACCATCACCGATAAAGACGGTACACATACCCAGACTGTTAAGGACGGCACTAATGGAACTCCAGGGGCAGCTGGGGCAAACGGCAAGACATCGTATTTTCATGTAAAATATTCAAACGATGGAGGAAAAACATTCACATCAAACTCGGGTGAAGATGTTGGAATGTATATAGGTACATGTACAGATTATAACCCGACAGACCCGGCAACAGTAGGGGCTTATACATGGGCAAGAATCAAAGGCGAAACGGGCGCCAAGGGTGATAAAGGCGCAACAGGAGAAACTGGCCCTCAGGGTGAGAAAGGCGCAACAGGAGAAACTGGCCCTCAGGGTCCTCAGGGCAATGCAGGAGCGGATGCACTGACATTAACAATTACATCAAGTGCCGGAATCATCTTTAAGAATAACACCGGTTCTACAGTGCTTACAGCGCATGTGTTTAAAGGAAGTACTGAACAGACAATAGCTGATAATGGAACTGTATCTGGACTTGGAACAATAAAATGGTATAAAGGGGCAACACTTGTATCTACATCAAAGACATATACGGTTACTGCTGGGGCTGTGGACAACTCTCAGGCTTACACATGTCAGCTTGAAGCGTAAGGGGGTGTTTCTATGGCTACGATCAAAGCCAAGGCGGAAATAACCATATTTAATGTCAAGGACATCAAGAGCGTTACGAGATACTATCTGCTCCAGTCATCTACAGCATCAGCACCGGCTAAGCCAACGGCAAATCCTCCTGGAGGTAACTGGGTTACAACTGAACCAAGCTACACCAGTGGATCTACCAATACTTTGTACTTAGTGGATCAAACTATCTTGAGTGATGGATCTGTGTCCTATTCGGATGTATCTAAGTCAAGCAGCTATGAAGCGGCAAAGGCAGCTTACAACAAGGCTCTGTCAGTTGAGAAGTCGGGGAATGAATTGAAGCTATTCTGGGAGAAACTTATAAACGTTGACGAAGCGGATCCGGACAACTATGAAAAGTATATTACATTCAAGGATGGCAACATCATAGTAGGTATAGATGGGTTGAAACAGCAGCTTGTGATTGGCAGTGATGGTATATACATAACAAATGGAAGTTCAATCAGCTTAGCTAAGTCAGGTGTGGTACAGCTTGGAAAGCATACTATCATTGGTGATAACTCTGGCGAGTCGTCACTGACAGTCAGAGGAGATGTGGGAGCGTCACTTTTTAAGGTAATAGACTCAATCTTAGCATCCACTTGGCTGACCGCAAGGGATAATGCGGTATTTAATGCGGGCGATACCATCCCTGACAACGGCTATTACCCGCTCATATCGCTTCCAACCCTAAATTCGACTTGGGCGGTAGCAACTTACAATAACTTATATGGAAATGCTCTTGCGTTTATAAGGACAACAGATAGTGACTATTCGGCAGGTACAAACAGGAAGACAGGTAACGCATCTTATCTTGACAGCGGCATTGGAATGGCTCTCGATGGTACAGGTGTATCTGGAGCAATAACGGTCAACAGCACTAATGCATCGGATATAGGCAATAGAAACCTCAGACGTATCGGCAATGTTGTGCAGATGTACATGTCATGTAAGGTCAAGAAGTCATATGCTGTTGGTAGGACCGGAACTGTATCTGTAGCATCCGTTCCGACTGGCTTCAGACCGGTATCAATCGTAGCTGTGTCATCCGGTCAGCAGGGACCGCCGGTTACAGGAATCGTGGGGCCTGATGGAAACATCTGCATGATGGGTACTACAGTGAAACTTGCACCAAATGATGAGATATCACTCTCTGGAACATGGCTGACAGGCGATAAATTGACATCTTAATTTAGGAGGATAAAAAGTATGAAAAATGCAATATGTACAACCGCCGGAGCAATAGGCGGTGTGATAGCATCCCTGTTTGGTGGATGGGATGCAGGGCTGGCAACACTGGTCATGTTCATGGCCATAGACTATGTGAGTGGCTTGGTGGTGGCTGGAGTTTTTCACAACAGTAAGAAAACAACGTCAGGAGCCTTAGAGAGCAAGGCAGGATGGAAGGGATTATGTCGTAAGGGCATGTCCCTTTTGTTTGTATTGATAGCCTATAGGCTCGATCTGGCGATAGGGTCAAACTATATCCGGGATGCGGTGATAATAGGATTTATCGTAAATGAGACGATCAGTATTGTGGAGAACGCTGGTCTCATGGGTGTACCGCTTCCTAAGGTAATCAATAAAGCAATAGATATATTAACCTCAAAGAGCGAAGAGAAAGGTGGGGAATAATATGAATGGAATAGACATCAGTGCATGGCAGGGCGATGCCAGAATAGACCTCGGTAAGATAGCGTATGACTTTTGTATCGTGAAAGCGACCGAGGGAACAGACTACAAGAATAGATACTTTACAGCACATTGTGATAAGGTCCTGAACAGGAAGAAGCTGCTGGGGGTATATCACTATGCAAACGGCGGAGACCCACAGAAAGAGGCAGACTACTTCCTTGCGTATGTAAAGAAGTACATCGGCAAAGCGGTACTTGTTCTGGATTGGGAAGCCAAGAACAACAATCTGTTTGGTGTCAAGGATCTGGAATGGTGCTTACAGTGGTGCAGCTACGTACAGAAAAAGACAGGCATTAAGCCGCTGATATACATCCAGAAGAGCGCTATGGATGCAGTTAAAAAGTCCGGATATGGCTTGTGGATAGCTCAGTACCCAGACGATGTTGAGACAGGCTACCAGGAGCATCCGTGGAACGAGGGAAAGTATAATTGCTTGATCAGGCAGTATACATCCGTTGGCAAACTCTCAGGTTACAACGGTAACCTTGACCTCAACAAGGCATACATAAGTGCAGCATCATGGCGCAAGCTGGCTACTAAGGCTGTGAAGATTGCCACTATTAAGCCGGTAAAGAAGAGTGTCAATACGATTGCAAGGGAAGTCTTGGTTGGCCACTGGGGCAATGGTGCTGATCGCAAGAGTAGACTGGCCAAGGCTGGTTATGACTATAGCAAGGTTCAGGCAGCAGTCAACAAACTTGTCAAGGCATCACAGATGACACAGGACAAGATCATCAATGCGGTTGCACATGAGGTCATTGCTGGCCGCTGGGGCAACGGACAGGAGCGTATTGACCGCCTCAAGGCAGCAGGTTATAATGTTGATGTGATTCAGTCGAGAGTTAATGAGATTTTGAAGTAGAACAGAGAGCCCATCATAGCAATATGGTGGGCTTTTTTTAGGGGCAATTTAGGGGCAATTTAGGGGCAAAAAATTGATTTGCCATGATATGTTATTACACGAAGTACCTTCAAAAAGTAACGTATTTAAGCCATTTTGAGATATTTTGACATATCAATATATTAATTATAAAATAAACAATATGTATAAATGTATACAATGGAGGAGAGAG